AAAGACTCCTGAGCTCAGTCTGATACTCGTATTCCATATAATACCGAAATTTGCCCTCATTCGTGTCTGTTCGCCAGAAACGGAGAGGTTCCAGTACCTCATCAAGCTGCCTGAATTTCAGGCCTGTCGGGTTATGAAAACCCACTCTTACGCGATATGTAGTCATCATTCGATAATCCCTAACCAAATGATTTTTTACAAAGCGGTAATTAATCTCGCTGTGATAGGGGTTCCCTAAATACACCCAAGATTAGGGTTTTTTTACAGAAGGAT